CAATAAACCCGTCATAGTTGTAAGTTGTGTCACTAAACAACCTTGAATGATCGTTAGTAAATCCGCCTAATGATTCAATTCTGCGTAGTAAGTCAACATAACCCGCAGTGAACTTAATTTTGCTATCGTCATCAACAAAAGTAGTGTGAGGTTCTAATTGATAATCTTGTCTCGAAGTTGTTATTTCATTTACAAATGAGTCAGTTGGTCCAGCAACTGGACTGAATCTGCGACCAATATAACCATCAACTCTTTTTAATTCTGGTTCACTGATTAACTGATCAATAGTGGCGTGTAAAAACTTTTCATTTACCTCTGTTCTAAAAACGTTTGGTAGAAAATCTAAAGACCTTCTGTATGCCATCTATTAATAACCTCCAATAATAGTTCTATTTGTTAGTGCTGTGCCTGAGAATATTGCAGAACTTGGTGTTGCTTTTAATCTGCTTGCAGTGATGGAATCAATTATCTCAACGTCATCAACTGTTGCTGCTGATATTAGCAACTCATCAGCTCTTGCTTTGATCTGCATGAAGTCACTAAATTGTAATGATTCTAGTTTAGGAACAATTACAATCGCTGCTACATCTGTGCTTAGTTCTTTATGCAAATAACCCGCCAATTCTGAGAAGTAAAAAGTATCCCCAAAGTCCCAATTTTCAATTGCGAAGTATTTATCGACAGCATTAATGAGGTTATTTCGTATCTGTGTGTTAGTTAATCTTGTGCTATCACTACGAACAACTTTAAATGTTGCCTGTAAAATTGGATCTGCTTTTGAACCAAACAATGGCTTGTACTTAACTGGGTTGAATACAATTGCGTCGCTAGTTGCTTTAAAGTTTTCCAAATCTTGGAACAATAATGACATATCAATTGTAGTCATCGGCTCTGGTTTTGTAACTGTGTTTGTAATATCCTTTAGATATCTGCGATACGCAACATCATAAGAACTAGTCAATACATACATATCAATAATGTTAGTTGGGCTTGGATCAATACGTCTATCGTTTGGACTATTGTGTCTATATTGGAATCTTATATCAGATCTACCAACTCTGACAACAAAGTTGCTTGATTCAACAAGTGTTCTAATATCTTCAATTAATTGTAGTACATAAAACTGTTGATCTTCGTAAGCATAGAATACAGTGCCTACTGGATTGCTATACTTTCCTTCTAAGTCAAGCTCAGCAAAAGTTGCATATGTTGTGGAAATTGTTGATGGATCTCTCCACCTGTATCTTTCTATATTATCAAAATCAAAATACTTTTCTAAAAACACAAGTTTATCAACATTAAAAATGTCAGCATCAACTACTAAATCAAAAATAGTTGGATCATCTGGAACGCCATCATTGTCACTATCTGCAAACGTAATTTTTATTACAGTATCATCTTTGTATCCGTCAGGATATGATAGAGACGAATAAATCTCCATTGATAAATCTTTAGACAAAGTTCCAATACCAGTTGGACTATCGTTAAACTTTAAGAACTTAATTGTATCTTTGATAACTGTACCTGAACGTGAATCGTAAATGCGTGTAGCTGAATCAAAATAGAAACGTGTATCTAATACGCTTCCAAAGATATATTCAATACCACGTGATAACACAGTGTAAGTGCTACCATTGTTAATCATAGCAATTAACCAATTTGTACGTGAATTATTTTCATTAAAGTCAACGTCTGTATCAAACTCATCGCTGTTAAGTATCTGCCATGATTGAATACGAACATCATAGTATATTGCAAAATCTAAGTTATTGGTAATGTTGTTAACAACTGCCTGTTCAAATGATGCAGGTAATTCAGTGCTGTAACTAGCGTAAACAAAAGTTGCAATTGCTCTACTTGGGATATTTTCGCTTAAAATAATTGGACCAATGCCTGAGTCGTCTAACCCTTTGCCTGCGTTTGATCCATCTTCAAGAACACTTACTACGCTTGCCCACTTTGTAGTTGTTTCCCCAGATAACGATGGTTCACCTTCTGTTAGCTGTCCTTCTAAATCAAAGAATTCGCCTTCTGGTGCATCAAACTTAATTAATGCGCCTGGTTTAATTAGCTTTCTTTGGTTTGATGCAGCATCACCAACTTTCCATGGCACGTAGTCTAAGTTACCAAAGTAACCTGTGCTAATTCCGCTTTCAGCAGTACCTCTAATCCAAAGTGTTTCATTTAATGTTGCTGGTGTAAAACCACTGTAGTATAAATGAATGCTTGGTTTACTGTTAATAATTTCTCTTATATAATTTCTAATGAACTTTCTGATGTCGTTTAAGTTAGTCCAAGTAAATGTTGTACCTTCTGTTACGCTAGTTTTAAAAACGTAACCATCATCACAGAAAATGTTTGTACTTGAATACTTACCAGTTGAATCTTTTACATCCAAGAAGCGACTAATGCCACTTGCTGTTCTATTGACAGATTTAACTTTAGATATTTCGTTATACTTTGTATACGGGAAAACATTGTAATCCTGTCCATTAATCATACGATTTTGAGTATAGTAATACTGCGGAGCATTAGTTTTAATTTCGCTAATTTCTTCTTTTGCTTCTGCATTATTAATGGTATATTGTAGTGCTGCCTTAATTGTAATAGCTTCAATTCTATTTTGCTTGCTTACATAAGCAATGCTCAAGTTAACACCTTGCATAGCAGCAGGTGGAATATTATAAGCAAGTCCGTTGCTTACACGTACAGTTGTTCTAAAGCGTCCAACAGGAATGTCAGAGAAAATACCGTCACCAAAAATTAAATCTATTTGATCATTAATTCTAGATGAGATAGAATATAAGTTGCGCTGATCTTGTGCAACAGTATTGTAAATGATGTTGCTGTCTCTTAGATTTTCAACGCGAGTCCACTCTCTTAGTATACCGCCAGCATCACTTAACTCATACAACCATACATCATTGTTGTTAATGTTTTCTAAGTTTAGCCCAATTAATCTGTTTGGCAGAGATTCAGACAATGTAAAGTCTAAGTTGTTTAACTGCCCTTGCTTAAACCCAATAAAGAAACCAGTGTTACCGCTAGCATTGCCTCTTCCATCGCTTCTGTAAACTAAGCCAAAGCTATCACTAGCTTGCGGCGGAACTTCATACATTCCTTTATTTGGATTTAACCCAATGCTATATGCTTCAAATGGATAAGCTGTACCATTTACAGTTGCAGTAAATGGGAATATAGGAACTAAGTTTGGACGAAGTCTTAATTGATAAAGCTCATTTAAAACGTCGCCTACTATCAAGCTGCCACTTGGACGACCAACACGTTGTCCTGGTTGCAAAGCAGCATTTAGAACTGCTGTGAATTGTTCTTGCCAATCTAAGTTAGTTGGATCATCCCAAAAAATAGTTTGGTTTGCTAAGTTGCGACCTGAACTATCTCGCAATACTTCAGATGAATTAACTGAAATAATCTTCAACATACCACTAGCATTGATATGACGCTTTGGGCTATACCCAAGCATACTTGCTAATCTATAAACACTATCTCTACGTTCGGCAGTTGCTAGGAAGTTTTCACGAGCATTTAAGTCACCACGAAAAGCTAAACTTTGACCCATGAATGCTATAAGATCAAGTAAGGCAACGAATTCGCTTGATTCAATGTAATCATTGAAGTCCTCTGGATAATAAGTCCTGAGGTAATCTACCATGCTCTTTCTTAGAGTTTCGTAATCATAGCTTTGAAAATCAGCAGTACGAAATGTTGTATAAAGTCTCTTCCAATCTTCTGCGGCGAATAAGTTTGATTGACGAATGGTAACAGCCATCTTTGATCTTTCTAATGTATATTGTTATTTATTTTGGATATAAACAGGCGTTTTAATAACGTTCAACTACATTACGATCAAATATTAACTTCAAAGTTTCAACTTCATTGCTCGCTACGTAATTTAATCGTAATTCGATTAGTATGCCATGTTCAAACTGATCTACTAATATTTGATCAACTTGTAAGCGCGGATCGTATCTAGCAATACGTGTAACGTCATCAACGATAGCTACTTTTAGCTGTTCTGTGAACGGCTCAAAAATACTGTCCCAAATAATAGTACCAAAATTTGGATTCATAAGCTTTTCGCCGCGGCGAATATGAAAATGATTGATTAGATCACGCTTAATTAAGTCTGCGTCAGTTAGCGTAACGCTTTTGTTTTGATCAATTGTAGAGTACCCAACATATAGTGCCATGAAATTATTTATTAGTTGACAGATGCACTATTTGTAATAAAATACTTACTATGCAAAACGATAAAATTTACTCAATCACATTCAATCTGCTTAAGAATAGTCATAATCAACCAATTGAGATGACACTTGCTGATCTAGTAGATGATCTAGAAAAGCTAAACGCAATGCCTAAAGAAACTGTTTGGCAAATGCGTTTAGCTATTATGCATATGGAACAGGAAAAGCTTAGTAACCATAGTATCTATTGATACTATTAACTGTAATGTTTCCGTCAGAGCCTCTCCAGCCTGGGTTTTGATTCCAAGCTGCACTGCCTCTTTGATAAACAATTGTGTTACCTGAGGCTCCAGCATAAGCAGGTGCAGCTTGCATGATACCAAGTGATCCGCCTTTATACCCGTTAGATGATAGGTATTGATCATATACCCCCAATTGTTGAGCTGGGGTCATTGCCTGTATTTGTGCAGTTGAATAACCCAACCCTGCTGCTGTGCTAGGTGTAAACTGGAATGCACCTGTTGCACCAGATTGACTGTTGACCGCAGCAAAGTTAAATCCAGATTCACCACCAATTACGTTATAAATTTGCTGATCAGTTAGACCTGGATACTTTGCTTTCATTTCTGCAAGTTTCTTTTGGAACTCTGGATCATTCTTTAACTCATCTGGAGGAGTAAAGTTCCTTTGACCTGGTTGTGCATTACCAGCACCACCAGGTCCACCAGTTTCATCAGCAGGTCGTTCACAGTTATCACCTTGTGCAAAGCACCCTGTGCCACCGCCGCCTGGGGCTGCTGGAAGATCTGAACTTGGTACCATTCCACCCATCTGTCCCAAAGCATTTGAAGCTTCTTGTGCTGGTGTTGCTCCAGTAAGTGCTTGGTCTGCTGGGTTTTGGGATCCAAATACTCCTGTTGGCTGTTGACCTGGAGTTTCAACATTGGCTAGTGCAGGATCTGCACCAACTGGTTGTTGACCGCCTCTACCTAAGTAAGGATTAGCTGCTACACTGGAAGGATCAATGTTTTGTGTTGTTGTGTTTGTTGTACTTGCATTAGGTCCAACTTGAGTAGTTGTAGAAGTATTAACAGTAATACTTGATGGTTTAGTATACAACGGTGCGCCTGGTCCACCAGACACTGTAGTTGATGCTGTATACGTTGATGATACAGAAGTTCCTGTAGAAGTTCTTACTGCACCTTGCATTGTAGTATTCCTTGCTGCGCTAGGAGCAGCAATACTCGCAGATGGAGCAATAGCAACGCTGTTTGGTGTTCCGCCGTTAAAGTTCATACCGTATGAGCTTACAGAATTTGTTGGGGTAATTCCTGCACTAGCTGTTGCTCTAAATGGACTCGATGGATCGCTCATTGACGCTAGTCCGCTCAGACCGCCTGCATCTGCTAGTGAACCGCCTGTTAATTGTGTTTTTGCTTTTGGATTAGCAAAGTTAGAAGTCGTTACAGGATTGTTTAATGCTGCTGGACCGCCACCTGCTATTCCACCAAACATACCGCCTGCATCAGTGGCACTACCACCGCCGCCAGCAGCACCAGTTCCACCAGCGGGCGCTCCGCCTCCACCACCTTGACTTTGTCCGTTGTCATGCTCCTTATAAGGTTCGTGTGCTGGAGCTCTAGCAACTGTAGTTTGATATCCACTAACGTCTGCTGGTTTCTCTGGTGGAACTTGCTCTGCTTCTTTAGCTGTGCAACTATTCCAATAAAAACATTTTCCTTTTAAGCAGAAATAGTTAAATGCCTTCATGTGTATGTCACCAAACGATGTAAACATCATTTCTTTACAACTATGAACGTGTAAGCTGTCTACCCCTTCAATCATTGTTTTCTTGCCATGTAGCTGCAATTCTTCGCCGCCCATAACTTTTGTGCCTTTCATGCCAACGATCTTAACGCATTCGCCAGCATGAATGTTTACGTTTTTATCGGCATGTAAATTAATCTCGCCGTTAGTTGCCATGTTAATGCCGGCGGCACCAAACACATCAATTTGACCGCTTGGGCTTATTTCAATCCAACCAGTGCCTTGTGCGTTAATCATATAGATCATACCAGTATCGTCATGCATGGTAATTTGGTTACCACCAGCAGTCCTCAATCGTATGAGTTTGCTAGTTCCTTCTTGAGATCCGTCATCCATAACAAACGTATGACCGCCTTTAGAACTAATACCAAAAACGTTTGATGGCGCTTCTCTAAAACTACTTGAAGTAATAGGACCACGTAAAGGATCTTCGTTAATTCCTTGTGCAGTTAACGCAGACACAAGAGGTTCATATGGTTCACGCTGTATTGATGTTAAATCTTCTGTAGTAGGAACTTGAGGATCAATTGGATTAAACTCTGCCATCGGTGTCTTACCATCAGGTGCACCAATAGCTGGGACCATGCCGTGTGATACTGTTGGTACACAAGCAAACCAGAAACCTCTGTTTAAATCTCCACCAGCAAACATTACAAGAACTGTAACACCTAAATCAGGTGGAACAGCCCACATACCATAACTTGTGATTGGAGGTTGTTGCTGCTGTTGCTGTCCTTGACTGCCTGCATCTCGTGGTTCTGTTGCTCCTGGTTTACCCCAGTTTGCGCTACCACCACCAGGTATTAGCTGAGCATCTTTGTAAGGTGTAATGCCATAAAAGGGACTAGCATAACGAACAGTTTTCCAACTTTGTGGATCACTTACGTTACCGCCTAACTCAGGGATATAAACAGCAAGTCTTCCCATAAGCAAAGCATCTCTATTTTCCATTACAATAGCTTCATACACGCCGTGCGCTAAGTTAATACCAGTTCTATTGTCTGCATTAACTGTATTATACTTGTTAAGAATACTCATTCTTCAATTCCTGTTATCGTGGTCCGCCAAATGAAGTTGGATTAGCATTAATACCACCACCTTCACCTGCTGTATTTGGTTTTTTGTTTTCTTCTTGATTTGGTATTTTATTCATAGTCAGTGTGGATGTAAACTTTCCACCTTGGAAAGTGTTGTCTACAGAAAGCACTTGATAAACACCACCAACTAATGATTTGTCATCACTTAAATTCATCATTCCGTTTGAATCATTATAATCCATTGGAGTTCTAAGTTGTAATTTAGCGTATACACCCGCAACATCAATAGCAATGCTACCGTTTTTATCTAACTTAGTATCGTAATCACCAACGCCAATTGCCCCACCTCTGATACTTGAGTCTTGTGGTATCCAATCAGGGTCACCAATAATACTCATTGTTACTTCGATCATATCTGCATTACTATTGTTCATCTTTAAGTTGATAAATTCTGCTGCAAGACTTGCGTTGATATAACGTGCTGGTTCGTTAGGAGAAGTTTTGGCAATGTTGCCGCCTATAGCTGTTGTTTCTGAAAGTTTACTAGTATCAGCATCACCAGCAGTTGATGTTCTCTCTGCTACCATGTCTGTTAAAATAGTACCTAGCTCGTTCTTATCGCTAAAGAAAGTTGTGTAATACAATAAGTTAAAGTTAATATCTAAATCTAATATATCAGTGTTTTTGCCTGTAAAGATGTAATTGTAAACTTTTGAATATCCCCAATCACCTACTAATGCTTGACCACCGTGAGGGAATGTTTCACCAAACAATAGAGTATTGAAAACATGATAAGTTATTTCTTTAGCATATTCGTTTCTTTTCTTATCCCACTTATTAGTTAATTTAACCTGTGGTATAACTTTTAGTAACTCAGCTGGGTTACTATTATCTTTGTTTCTAGGTCCATCAGGATTCATCTTTAAGTTAAAATATTCAGATGTTAACACAAGGTCTTTGATTACGTCTTTGATCAAAGTACCTGCTTTAATTGTGTAACCTTGTTTAGTTGGTTTGTTTTCATCTATTTTTCTATTTTTGATAATAGTTGCTGGACCACCATTTGTCGGGAATGCAACTACACTATTAGCCAACTGTTCAGTGCTAGAACCTTTTTTATCAAAGCTATAATACTTTATAGCATACTTATCAACTTCATCTTGTATTTTATCTTTTTCAACTTTTTCCGCTTCAATACGATTTAAGCGACCTATTAATCCAAGTTCATTGTCGCCTAAAATTTCATCAACTTTTTCACCGTATACCCAAACGTCTTTTGGTAATGCTATTTTCTTTTGAGTAAACATATAGAATGAATAAGGAACTAATCCAAATGTATAACGTGCACCTGCTGAATCTATTTTCATATCAGCAGAAATAATCTTAACTGGGATATACTTCTTACCATCTTTTAATATGCTTGGAACTATTTCACCTGCATCAGTATAACCTGTGAAATCGATCTCTAACAAATAAGGAGTTTCACCAATAGTAGTATCATTGCCATTTATTTGCATAGCCAATAAAGCTAACTCACCTAGGAAGTTTGCGCTGTATGGCTCAACTAATTGAAGCTCAATATCAATGTTGTTTGTTGCTTTGCCTTCTAGTCTGTTACCAATGATGCTTGTAAATCTTAAGCTATCTATATAAATGTCACGAGCTAAGTTGCCGCTACTATTGCTACGCTGATAACCCCCGCTTACTGCAAGTGGGTATTGCCTTGCACTTGCTGGAACACCGTTTGTAGAGCCTTCAATAATTGTATTGTAATCATCAATTTTTAATGCATAAAAACCAATCTTATATGTCCAGTTTGCGTAGTTGTGCAAAATGTTTGATCTGATTGGAACGTTAGGCTTGTTAGGCGTTCCTGCATTAGTAGAAGTTGGAATTGATGATTCTGTTCCAAAAGTAACTCCGCCTGCGCCGCCTGGTCTTCCTGGATCAGGAAAAGAATTAGTAGTGTCGCTATTAAACCCGCCCATTTCTGTTCCCATTGGGGAATCATTAGTGCCAGCATCGTCAGTATTGCCACCTTTTGTTACTGTAGGGTCTTTGCTAGACTCATTCGATTGTCGTCCAGGTAAATTGTTGGTAGTTGGCAAACTATTTTTATTTTGATTTACAATACCGTCTTGCTGAGTAGGTTGCTTTTTAGCATTATTTTCTAATGCTGCTCCTGCTTCAGTAGCATCTTTATTACCCACAGTATTTGTTGGTGGTGCAGGTTGCACTTCTGGAGATTCTGTTGCAGGGACTGGGTTTACATCATTACCAATATCTTGATTAGTTTTTGGTTGATTAGGGTTGTTTGCTTTTGGGTTTGTGTTTGGTGTTACTGTGACAGAAGGTTTAGTTGTTGGGAATGCGTCATCAGAGTTAACTGTTGTGTTAGCGTTTGGTGGTGTAACAGTATTTGTTTGATTGTTCAACCCTTTAACGAAAACTTGATCGCCACCAATGTTAATTTCATTGCCTACACTTGGCATAGTCCCATAATCAACATAATCATACTTTGATGCGATTGCTTGTGCATCTCTTTGTAATGCTGCGGCATTAATGCCTTGACCAGCATACTTTTGCTTTATCATTTGATTAATTTCAAGCTGAGCCTTTGCAAGCTCTTCTTGCGCGGTTCTTATTTCAGCAGGCGAACTCGTAG